CACTCTGCTTACCCCAAGCCTCGATGTGTGGTCGCATCCGCTTGAGTTCATCTAGGTCGCCGCCAGCAAGAAAATAGTGCAGATTCTTGAGTCGCGGGTAGACAATGATCTCTGTGATGACTGCGCTATTTATCCCAGGCCATAGCTGGAATCTGTTCTCCTCTACACCCTGCGCAACATCTTCAAGGGTGTGGGTTCCTGCTGAGTATTCTAAGGCGGCTTCGATGTGTTGTGCCAACCTCCAGAAATCCTCCATTACCGTTTCCCTGCCGACGTAGCCTCCAGCCGCATCACGCCAACCCGCCAATCTTGCAGCACGGCTCCTGTGACCTTCATCTTGACTGACCGACCTGAGAACCTAGCGTCTGTCGGTGCTTTCGCACTGTACGGGCCGTAGCTGGACTCTGCCGATGTCGGGTACATCCTGGCCGTGAATGAGATGGCGACTTCGCCCAGAGTCTGCTCGTCAGGGATTACTGACCTGACGGCCATCACGTTGTCGCCGTTCCCAAGTTCAATTGGGCCTGATTGGGCGTATGGTGAAACCGAGTCGTAGGTGAATCCAATCTCATGGTCGTAGATGTAGCCGTCGGTGCTGACCATCATGGGATTCGTGAAAACCGCTCTATCTGTTCCTGCGGTACGCGCCATCATTCCAATCGACCAGTGGCCTTCACGGTAGTTGAAGGTGACATATGAGTCATTCTCATTTGAAGAAAGAGACGGGTAGAACCAGGTCACCTCGCCAAATTGAGAATTGTGGACTGCGTAGACCTTGGACGCTTGAGACAGATTGATGTTGTTGAATACATAGTCACCAACATCACACGTCATAGGCTTGACAAATCCATCGTAAGACCAGAATCCTGATTTCGACATCCACATCGCGGAGGTGTCGATGGCCGCCACCGCCTGCGCTGAGATGACTCCGCACCCGCTGCCAACCTTCTCGAAACTGTAGACGTAGGGCAGGCCGATGTAGGTAGCAACGTGCGCGTCCACGTCTGTGAACAGGATGTTGACACCGCGCACGCGCTTGCCGCACTTCAGTGCACCAACAGTAGCCACTTCAAAATCACCAGCCTGGTTGGTGGCAGCAGCCGTCCAGGTTGTGTTGTTCTCCTGATCCGACCACTTCACCAATCGCGGGTTACCCGATGCGCCCAGAGCAAACATGATGCGTTCGCTGGTGACCATTACAGCCGCGCAGCTTGTTGGGGCATTGGTGATTGCAGCCGCCAGCGTAGGCGTGGAAAATCCTAGCTGCCACTCGTACAGTTTGCCGTCGCTGCTGCTGCATCCGACCAGGTACTCGCCCCATGTATCAAGACTCCATGTCGTGGCTGGCGTAGCAGCGCCAGTGTCAGGGCGCTGCGTACCGTATGCGTAGTACCCATAAGCCGCATTCCCGTAACCAGTTTTTACAACAGAGTCTGCGCTGCCTGCTGTAAATCCTGTCGGCGTGATGTCCTTCAAAACTCCGGCGGCAGACATGACGTACAGCTTGGAGTGCGTACCGGCGCCAATCCATCGGTCTCCACCGTTATCACGCCAAGTTATAAGACCTCGGCACATACCCGTCATCTGAGACGCTGAATGCTTTTGCCAACCGCCAATGGGACGCAAGGTATTTTCAAACCAGCGCACCAAGTTGGAGTCGTACCAGCGGCCAGCCGACTGGTACTCGGTTCCATTGCGGTACACGCCTGGGGGAATTTTCAGAGGAATGAGTGCCATGATTACACCGATAGGTTTGAGACGAACGACATCGTTGCTACAGCAGATGCAGTTGTTGGTCTAGTGGGTGATGTTCCAGCAGCATACGCTGGGATTGAAACTAATGTGCTTGTTGTAGACCACCATATCTCCACGAAATCATTTGCGTTGAGGCTAATAAAGTAGTTCCACCCGACGATGCTGTGACCGTCAACTCCACCGTGAGAGTTGGGGACGCTTATGAGTCCAGCAGATCCTGCAATATCAGTCCCAGTACCCGCTGCATCTTGGCGTAGCCAGATGCTCATGTCATGCAACTGCGTATCTGTGTTTTGTGTCTGCACGCTAAATTGGAGGTTGTAGATGCCACTTTGCGACACCCGCAACTTGGTGGTGCTGTCCACCACGATGCCGTTGCTGAAGTCTGTCGTGTTAAATTTGAGCGCGGTGGCCGTATTGGCTGATGCTGTCTGCGTTGTAGTGTCCTGGAACGCGCCGTATGGAGCGTTTAGGTACTTACCACCGCGAGGCCCGAATAACGCTCCCAGGACGTTTGTGACGCGCTTGGCGTAGTTTCCTACATTGCTGAGTGTCTGACTGAAAAACAAGCGGTCATACACCTCGCCAGGGTTGCCGAGATTCGGCTGCGCTGGCGTTGTAATCTGGCTTGTGTAGTCGGTCATATGTTGCGTTCAATCAGTGACTCGTCTAAATTCTGGTTTTCCATCTGGGACTCTGGAGAAGTGTGGCGCATCCACTATCTTTATACCATTGCCTCCCCATGAGTTGGCTTTATTTAGGCTTTCCCAGTAAGCGCCAAGCGGAGCCAATGCTGCTTTGTCCCAGATAATTTTGCCGTCCTTGAAAAAGTTGAGATCGATGGCGCACCGTTTCAGGTGGATGCTGTTCATGGTCTTAGACCGACCCGTCTTGAAGTAGATGGCCTGCTGCTCTGGTGTCCGCGCCAACTCGCCGCCAGTGACCATGAATCCCTGCTCGGTAGCGTACTGAATCAGCTTGCACATATCCAGAAGGAAAGCTGCTTGCTCTTGATTGAGACTCATTTCTTGCTCCTCATGTCCGCAAGTTTTTCAATTGTCCGGCCACCAAAATATGCACCCATGATTAGCATTCCCCACTGGCCAAGCAAATTGACATAGGACTCATTGGCGTTGAGGCCATAGGCGCTCATCATTGCAAACAGGAAATAGCCCACGAATATCGCAATCAGACTCATGGGACGAATGTTCTTTGACAGCCACGAATCAGATGACATATCAGCTTTCCAGCGGTCGCTGACGTTGTTGTCCTCATTCTTTGCGGCCTCTGCGTACATCTGCATCTCGGCCAACTCCATCTTGGCCTTCTCGATGCCCAACTCAATCAGGCGTTCCTCATGGTCGTATTGGAGTTGACGCAGCTTGGCGACATCCTCTGGCGTTGGATTGTCTGGGATCTTCACGCCAAGCGTGTTTTCTACCATCTCTTTGCCCTTGGCCTGGATGGCGCTAGATAGGAGTCCCAGCCCGTTTTCAGCCAGCGTGCCTAGCAATGCACCGAGGATTGGAATCATGTGCGTCTCTCCAAAAATAAGGTCGTGAAAAAATAACTCAGGCCAATGGCAGACAAAAACACTGACACCCAAAAAGCCATACTGAGCGCTTCCATTATCTGCTGGCGTTTCTTGGCTTTGGCTAGCGCCGCTTCCATCTCTGCTTTCTTGCGCTTCTGGATGATGTTGTTGCGCTCCAGCAGCACGCCTTCCCAAACGTCGGCGTTGCCCGACCAGATGAGCGTGTTCTTCAACTGCAACTCGGCTTCCGCAAGTTGCTTGGCTTGCATGACTGTCTCTAGTGCCTGCGCAGTGTCGCTCTTGAACTTCTTAGGATTGTTTGCGGCCTGCTGGACAATGTCCTTGGCCTCGAAAAACTTGCCCAAGTCAGCCGCGATTCCTTGCACATCCTTGCCGAGTTTGATGGCGGCTTGGATACCCTTCACCGCTGCCTGCGCTGCCGCGAAAGCGGTGAAAGGATCTATCATTTTTTATTCACCACCACCCAGCGGCAGATGCGTCCATCTTTGTCAGTGAATTCATTTGCGCCCATTTTTTTGTCCTCCTCCTTCTTAGGGATACGACAAACCAAAACCGTTTTTGTCTCAGTCCCAGGCCACGGGCTTTCCGCTGAAACAATCTGATCCATCACTTGTCAACCTTGTGTTCCAGTTTGTCAAAGATGCGCTCCAATGTCGCGTCAATCTTGTCTAAGCGGCTTTCTATGTCTACCTTGCTGACGTAGTTCTTTGGCAGGTCAATCTCGATGGACTTGATGTCTTCTTTCAAGGTTTTGACAGAGTCCCATATCTCCTTACACCACCAGCCAATGGCGACCAGGATTGCGCCGCCGATGAAGTTAAACATTGGCTGGAATTCCATAATTTACACCTTCGGGTATTTTGCTTTGACTGCCAAGCAGTCTGCGATGTACTTGTCAATCTGCGCTTGGTCACCCTTAACCACACCGTCAAGGTAGTCGGTCATGGGCGGGTACTCGGCTGCGCGTTTTTGGGCGTAGGTAGGTTCGGGCGGTTTGGGCCGCAATGCATCGGCTTCTTCGTCGGTAATGGGAACACAGCCTCTTGGCAGGAGGTGCTCAAAATCAGTTGATTCCAGCCAGTGCAAATTGTTTTCGGTGTCTTTATAGTATTGCATTTTTAATCCTTAACGAAGTTCAGATACAAATACGCTTGTATAGGTAGCGTAGGTCAAAACGTATGCCGCACCGGGGGGTATCACCGCAGTAATAGTGCCCCCCGCACCTGTCGTTTGATTCTGCCTTGCTGCATAAACGGTATTTACTGTAATGGAACACTCTCCGCCACCGCCAGTGCTGGTTGAATAAAAAGTCAATATGATGGGCTTTCCCGTGGTGTTGTAGTAAGTGGTGGCAGAAGTACGTGTAACGCTTTGCCAAGTCTGCCCATACCCCAACGAACTCATGGCAGACAACGCTTCCCCGCCTTGGCCCTGCACCAGCGCCAGCGACCCCCAGCCGGTAGCCGTGGTGAATGTAGCGTCCACGAACCCAATTACGCGGTACGCAACGCTGGTTCGCACGTTTGCGGCTTTGATTGCGGTAGCCGTAGTCGCAGTGGTGGCGGTGGTGATAACCCCTGTTTCATCAAGAGACACGCCCCCATAAAGAGCGGATGCCGCAAGTTCAATCGTTCCTGCGTTGTTGATAGCGAGGATTGCAATTCGCTGTTTTCCATACGCGGTTACCAATCCAAAACTGTCGGTTGACGCAATGGTCAGACTTGATGGAGTTCCAGATACCGTTGTTGCCGTACCAGTTGTCAACGTTGTGGAGCGAAAATCCAACGTCAGCGCAGAAGAAGAAATTGTGATGGCGTTGGTGGCGATGGATGCTGATATAGATTGAATTTGCGGAATAACTAATACTTCTTGATAGTCCCAAGATGCAGCAGTCGTTCCAGAAGTCAAGATACAAGTGAAATTAACGTAACTTCCTGGTTGTATTGCTTTAACCACATTACCACCAGAAGACTGAACCGTCACAATTCCGGTGCTATTGTTTCTGATGAAATAGCTAAGACCCAATGCTAGAGTCGATGTCACTGGAAGAACAACAGTTTGCGTTGTTGTACCAGTGAAATACTGTTGATATGCGCTTGCAGAAGTCAGTGTGGTAGTTCCAGCTGCTGTTGCTGTTGTCGCATATCCAAGTTTTGGATTGTCAATTGATGGGAGTACAAAACTGGATGAACCTGTTACAGCCAACGTACCAGCCACCGACAACGTCTTGCCAGAACCGACATTGAGGCCTGTGCTGGTTCCTGTGCCGTCAGACTTGAACAATGCGTCAATGGTGTCCAAGTCGGTGTTGATCTTGGTTCCCCAGGTGTCTGTGCTGGCTCCAACCTCTGGTTTGGTCAGAAGTAGGTTTGTGGTGGTAGTGTCTGCCATGATTTACCTCATTGCGTTGTCCAATCCTTAGACGTTGCGCCTACTGCCGTCCAGGGGTTGGTGTTGCCAGAAATTATAGACCAGCTACCTGTATTTGGTGACTGTGTTGTCCATGTCGTGGTTGGTGTTCCTGAGTCTGTCCATGTCTCTCCAGCAGTTGGCTCAGGCTCCCATTTCAGTCGCTGCGTGATGTAGTCCATCGCGTCAAGATATTCCGCAATAGCGGCAACGTAATTTAGGCCACCAATCACTTCATCAGATGCTGTTAAATCTTCAGACTGAAAAGCAACTGCCTCCAATGCAGCGGTCAATGCATCATCAATGCTTACGTTTTCTGATATTGGTGTCTCCATTACCATCAGCATGACGGACGCATCAGCAGCAGAACCCGATTCGCTTATCGATTTTGAGACTACATAAACGGAGATTTGAGAATCTGCTGCGCTACCTGATTCGGCAGCAAATGCTACTGCAACGATGTTTTGGTCAGCGGAATCTGTAGCTGTTCCAGACTCAAGTATTTGCGCAACCAAGCTGGCAGCATTCACTAAAGAGTCAGAGGCGATACCTGACTCTTGAATTGATACTCCTACTGTAAGAGCATAGGTCTGGGAATCAACGACTGCAACAGATTCAGATTGATTTATGGGATACGCATATCCTGCAATGGATGAGTCCAATGCAGTGCCAGAGTATCCATATGCTCCAGTTCCGTATGTATTGGATCCGTATCCACCTTCACCAATTGATACGGAATAGATTGAACTTCCCAGCGAACCAAACGGAGCCTGACTAATAGCTGAGATGCCAAACATTTCATGCCTACTCTATAAGCCGCCAGGACAATGTTGATTCGTCCCAGTCATACATATTGTCATCCACAGGTCGCGCTACGGGAGGTTGCCACAAGCAGGTATCTTCGTCCAGCGTCCAGCTATTGTAGGGCTTTGGCGGTATAAACGCATCCCTTTGGGCATCGTAGGTGTAGCCGATGCCAGCGTAGTTTTTGCGGAATGTTCCGTTATAGGAAGTTTGCTTCCAAAAAGGATAGCCACCACTCCACTGAACCAAAAACGCAACTCCTTTGGCTTCCATCTCAACTCCGTTGACCATCAGTTCGTTATTGTGGACGCAATGCACTTCCAACACTACGTTGTTCTCATCAAGTTTTGCAAAATGTGCCATGATTAGAATGTAATGCTTCCGTTTCCGGTAAATTTGTAAAAACGGTAAGTTGCATCTGTTGTGACCGTTGGACTTCCAGTGGTAGAAGCTGCGGTTATAGCAACTGGAACCCTAATAATTACAACGCCTGACCCACCAGCGCGGGTAGATGTAGCAACCCCGCCACCACCGCCTCCCCCGCCACCTAAATTCACTACTCCAGCAGAACCAGCAACAGCGCCGCCGTAAGATGCCGTTCCAGCACCTCCATCACCTCTACCACTGCCACCCCCAGCGTAATAAACACCACTACTTGTTATAGCAACGCCTGTTGTTGTAGCTGTTGCGGCAGCACTCATGGTATACGTTCCGACACCCCCAGTGCCAGTACCAAATGCTGTTATGTAAGTATTTGCTGGTATGTTTGTGCCTGTTATCTGTGTACCAATCTGTATTGCTCCAGATGTTACTGCTGTAATAGTAAGAGTAGCAGTTGATGCAATACTTGCTGTACCAACAAAAGAAGTAAAAAAAGTTGATGTGATACCGGCCCCACCATTACCGCCAGCAGTTCCAGAATAACTACCGCCTACTGCACCAGCACCAGCACCGCCGCCAGATGCTGCAAAAACACCGGGATTGTGCGCCCCTAAACCGCCAGCAAAAGTGCCTGTGCCGCCAGCATATGTACGAGTAGCACCAGAAATCGCATTGATATTCCATCCGCCACCACCGCCATTTGCACCATTGCCGCCTACAGCGCCTGCATCTGTAGTAGATTGTGTGCCGCCTCCCCCACCGCCAGCAATAGTGATTCCTGACAAAGAACCACCAGTAATAGAAGATGTACCGCCTTGGTTTCCAACAGTGCCTGTAGTAGTTGGAGACGTACCTCCGGCTCCAACTGTTACGGTGTATGCTGTCCCCGTAACATATGCAACATTTGTAGCAGTCAAATACCCACCACCACCACCTCCAGCAGCGCGTGAACCTGTATTCCCGTTGTCACCACCACCGCCACCGCCACCTCCTGCCCCGACTATAAAATAGTCAAACAATAATAGCGCATTAGGCCAAGCCCCAGCTTGTTTAGCTTGCATTTGTTCCGTCAAAGTCCATATCCCTACCGCAGCAGTGCCGCTGGTAGGCGCAGCCGTTGCAGACCGGACGGAACCCTTGTACCGATTCATCAGCTAATCGCCTCGTAGGTAGCAACCATCTCGATTGCATTAGTGGTTCCCGATGTGACCACAATAGACTGGGCTTCACCGACATAAATCATGGTGCTCTTATCCACGACCACCAAAGATGAATTGCCCGGTACGCTGATTTGATATGCAAGCCGGTACGCAGTGCCACCGCCACCAGTCGCGCTGTTGATAGATACCGTGATACTTGCGGCAGTAGCCGTTACGTTTGCCGCTGTCATGGAGGCAATCTTATTGACGGTTCCCGCTGATGGGGTCAGTGCAGTCCAAGTGGTGGCGGTTGTGGTGGTCGGCACAAGGTAGGTGGTCGCTCCAAGGATGGAGGACACATTGACCATATTCGGGTTTGCCATAGGGTTCCTTTAGATTCCAAACACCATCGACATGATGATGGCCTTGCCTTCTGTAGCCGATGCGCTGGCTGGGTAGGTCACGAACACGTCTTTTGTGCCCGCTGAAAAATTCACTAGTGACCCAGCATTGCTAGAAGACAAAACAGTGGTACGCGAAAGTGTTGTACCGGATGATGTGTATGTCCCAATCCCAATCTCCCACTCAGAACTGCTTTGACCAGCAATTGTGTAATAGGTGGAGTTCCCATCGCCAACAGCAGAAAATGATTGGAATCCTGACGTAGCACCAGCCAGGGTTACAGTGCCCGTTCCTGTTGTGGTGGTAGTCTCTTTGACACGGTCGGCAAGTACAAGTGCCATAGCGACAAAACCTTAAGTTGTCAGTTCTTCAGCTTTGAAAAAACGCTCCTGGCTGTCACCATTGGTATCTGTATAGGCGACAAGTAGCAATAGGGTGCAATCGTTATCTACAGTCGCGCCTTTCACTACTCCAGCCATAGACGTGCCCTTGATGATTACCTGGTCGCCAGTTTTGAATGACATGATTAGACCGATCCAGTGTAAGTCACATTCAGTGTGTCACCAGACTGAACTCCGCGATTCCCACCCGTAAAACTACCGGCAGAATACAAGGTTCCGGTAGTCCCGCTTTTTGTGCTGCTGGTAGTCAAAAAACATCCTGCAATGGTTGCACTTGCGTTGACAGTAAAAGATGTTGATGTTGATGCTTTTGATCCAGCAGATGCTGAATTCCATCCAACAGACGGGCGAGTGGAATTGGAATACGCAACGCTTTCGCTCCACCCAGCATGGGATGACATGGTGTCACCTGCTGCATAAGTTGGGGTAGATGCTCCATCAACCAGACCTAGATAGAAAGCTGCGGTGTATGCACTACCAGCAAAGAAATTATCCAGAAGAAGATTTTTTCCTACAGTCACAACCAGATTTTCGATAGGTTCTTCCCACTTGATTTTTCCATCAGCATCCAAACAGGTAACCGAATAAAAACCAGTTGCACCAATGTTTTCCTGCATATCAGATTGGCGTGAAATGGCTGCGCTTAATGTATCTTTACTGTTGACCCGTTCAGAATGCATTTTTTGTTTCTCCAATACTGGGAAAAGTTTAACCGAAAGACCTTGCGCGTGATTTCAAAACTCCACCACTTGTAGCACCGCGCTCATCCGCAATTTGTAATTCCTCGATGCCTGCTTTGTACAAACTGGCCCACGTTTGAATTCTTGCATCATCCTGTAAGTAGGGCGCAGCTTGCAGCAAAGATCCATATAGGTACACATCAGGCGCTTTTGTCAGCAGCCAGTTGGTGGTGTTGGAGTCGGATAGCTTGCTCAGTTTGCTGTAGTAGATCAACTCGCCCGTGTAGCTGGAGTCAGGGATAGGAACAACGCGAATCTGTGACCCGACTACGCCAAAGAATTTAGGTTTCCCGCTAGAGGTGTATTGCGTAAGCAGATTGTCCAGACTGTCAATGGTCTCAAATTGCAGAGGCGTTACTGGATTGGTGTCCATCTTGAACGTCCGCGCCTCTAGGAAGTCGCCTGGCGCTGCGTTGTACTCAGCGTCTATGGTTGCCGTGGCGCGGGTAATCATCTGGGTGGTGCGCAGGGTACGCTCCATCTGAGCCTCGGCCAGAGAGACAAAGTCGGTGATGGCAGACGTGAGATCGCTACGGTTGAGCCAGTCGGCCACCGAGGCTTTCAGTTCAGCGTAGGTGCTAAGTGCCATGCTCTGCCTTTTCCTTCTCGATGTCCCGCATCATCCAGGTGTGGTCGTGCTTGAATTCAAACGTCCCGATGTGGCCGATCTCTTTGCTCACGTCGTGGTCTATGTAGATTCTAAACCCTGCCGCCTGCGCCTTCCGGCAGAAGAAGATGTCCTCACCGATGTAGCCTCGCTTGTCGGTGCGCCAGGGAGTCTCGAACCACGGCTCTGTCAGCTTCTCAAAGACGTTGCGCTTGATGAGCATCACACCCATCCCGATGCTGCCAACTTCCTCGATGCCGGTTGACTCCGGCATGGTGTAGACCAGTTCGCGCTCTCCATCAGGTCCATATTTCTGCGCAGTGGGTCCGGTAGGAATGCGTCGGCGTGCGCAGTTGGTTGCCACGATGTCAAGGTCATGCTTGAGCAGGCGCTCGACCATGTCCTGCGGGAACGTCATGTCGGAGTCAATGAAAAGGATGTGGGTGCAGCCTTCTCCCATCGCGTCCAGCGCCAGGTCGGCTCGCTGGTTCTGGATGAGAGTTCCCTGCATGATCTTGAGAGACACTGCGTCTGTCGTGTTCAGCGTGTGGTAGCAGACCATGTTCACCAGGCAGTAGGTGAAATTGGCATGTACCATGTCACGCGCTGGGGTGCAGACTGCAATGTAGTTATTCATACTTGTCCAGGTCTCGTTCTGAAAAATCTGTTGTCGGGGTCATTGAGCCAGCGTTTCATATACGCCTGATCGTCCAGCTTGCCCTCGGCCTTGAGTTGGTAGTAAACAGCCTCTGGGATACTGGCGACGTGATGCCATTCACCCTTCCAGTTTGCGCGCTCGTCTACCTTGTTGAAATCCGCCTTGTTTGCTTCAACGACTGCTGTGACATCCTGCTGAGTCTGAATCGTTGCCTGGCCAGTTTCATCATTGAAATGCCAAAAGCGGGTGATTCCCGCTTCTTCGTTTTTGTCAAATACTTGATTGTTCATGCGTTAAAAAAAGGGACCAGGTTGCCCTGATCCCTTTCACTTGATTACGATGTAACCAGGTCAGCAGCCAGGCCGTGTGCGTTCTCGGCCAGCACCTTGTGACCCCACTCGACCAACAGCATACGCTTCTCAGCGTCGCCGGTCTTAGCGAGTTCAACTTGCTGGTAAGGACGCAGCACAGTCATCTTGGCGTATTCGGGATCCAGCACCCATGCATCACGCTCACGTTGGAACCTGTTCGCTATAACGGCCACTTGACCGAAGTCGCTGACGTAAAGATCAACTGCGCCGATCAAGGTTGCGGGACGATCACCACCGTTGATGTTGTAACGGCTGGAGGCGATACCAGAGAAACCGCTGACGCGCTGCTTGTTAACAGGGCCGGTCATCAGAATCTTGGGAGTGCCGCCAGAAGTCCACACTTGCTGAATCACATTCTTGAGAATGGTCTCAGTGAAAGTGCGGACGTTGCCATCGGTACGGGCGCTGTTTGGCAGCGTGGTGTACGACGGGTTTGCGCCGTTGGTCTGCATATCGACGTTGGTCTTGATGAAAGCGCCCAGGGATGCAGTACCGCGTGCGGTGCTGGTATTACCAGCAGCAGCCACAGCGCCGTTCAGCATGGTGAACTCTTGGTCGCGTTTCAGTTCTGCGCTGCGCTTGGCGATCTGGTAAGCCAGTTCGCTGCGACGGCCAGCCTTGTTAACCACCTCTTCAGTCGCGGACAAGATGATGGTCTTGCGCGAAATCTGAGCGTAGTTTTGCAGGCGAACGGTTGCGGTAACAGCGTCGAAAGAGGAGACGTCGTCACCCTCGATCTGCTTGTTAGCCGCTGCGCTTGCCAGCGTGTCGGTTTGCCACTCGAACAGGGAGTTGCTGACCGATTCGCGTCCGATGTTGCTCATGTAAGGAGTTTCTTCGGGAGCGATGTTGGTGATAATGTTGGACAGGTCTTCACGAATACCTTTGGCGTCAAAGGTGGTGAAGGTATTGGTAACGATACTCATGGTGTTCTCACTTCAATAAAAGTTCAATTGCGGAAACCGCGTCTTGTACGCGGCCAGTTTTTGCAAGACGTTGTTTTGCACGCATTGACTCGCTTGTCGTGGATACGCGACCGGCTGCCCCTGGCTTGGCTGGTCTTGGGCCATTGTTGACTACCGGCTTGATGTTGCCCCGCTTGGACATCATCTGCTCGTACAGAGCCGCATTACGCAGCACCTTCACGACGCGATGGTCAAAAATGTTCTTCAGTTCATCAGGTTGGAATCCGGCTTTTTGCCCGAATTCAATGAGTAGCGCCTTCTCTGCCTTGGCCTTGGCGGGATCCTTCCACTCGGGTAGGACTTCCATCAATCGTTCCTGCTCTTGAGCAAGAAATGCCTGCATAGACTGCGCCTGTTCCTGGCGTGAGATTTCTGCAAGTCGCTGCTGTTCGCTCTGAATAGCCTCGTACTTGGCCTGGTTCTCACGCACTAACTCTTTCTGCCTCACCCACTCGATGGGGTCCTCTTGGTAGAGTTTGTCCCAATCGACTTGAGGCTGTGCCGCCTGCTGAACCTGTTGTTCCAATGCACCTAACAATTGAGCGTACTGCGCACGCTCGGCGCGGATAGCTTGGGCTTCTTGCTCGATTTGCTTGCGCACCTCGGCAATCTGCTGCGTCTTCCGCGTGTAGTCCTGAGTTCGTGAATAACCTTGTTGGAGTTCGTCAAGCGTTACAGCGACTTCCTTGCCGTCTACTTTGACGGTGAAAGTCTGTGGCTCTTCTTTTTCCTCAGATTCCTCATCTTCCTCTGACTGTTCGGTAGGTGTTTCATCGTCCGATGCGTCTGCATCACCGGACAATTCTTCATCTACCGCCGCCTCAGTTTCCTGAGTTAACGCCTCATCAGGTAACTTTTCTCCCTCTTCGGGAAGTATCGCCGTGAGTGCCTGGACTGCTGCGTCCATATTGAGTGATTCTGTCATTTACTTGCCCGTTCCAGCGCACGTTGCGCCACTTTTGCGTTGTCGATGGTCTTGACCAATTCGGTCTTGAGATTCTCGATAGCCCGAATCATTGACCAGGCCATCTCACGCTTTTGTGTTTCTTCGGGTTTGCTGCTCTTGAAAATCCAGAGTTGGTCGTTCTCAATCTTGGTGATTGCCGTGTTGAACGTATCGTCCTCTAAGAGTTCCTGTGCCTTGCGGCCAGCGCGTATTGCTGTTTCTGTCATGCCATTCCAGGTTGGTTGATGGTTGCCTCTCGATTCATGCTTGTTGCGGCCTGAATCTCAGCGTTGCTAATCTGTGCGTTGTACTTTAACTCAATTTCGTATTTCTTTAGTAGTCCATCCTGTGCCAGTTGGTCGCGCCGGAAGTCATCGTCACGAATCATCTGCTCGCGCTTGAGTTCCAACTCTGCCGCCTTCTTCTGGATGTCGGCCTCAATGGACTTGGCCTGGACCTCGGCCAACACCTCTTCCGGAGTCGGCTTGGGAGGCGGTGGCGCTGGCGGCTGGTAGTCTGCGGGGATGTCGTTGAAGAACTGGCTGGAGTCCTTGAAGCCGCTGAGTTCGACAATCTTGCGCAGGGTTGATGCGTACATGGACGGGGTCACCAGCGGGTTCTGAGCGCCGAGTTGCGTCAGCGCCTCCTGCTGCTTGGCGCTAATCATCATCAGAGCCTGGAGTCGCTCGTTGGTGTCGCCGTTGCCCAGGCCGATGTTGATGCTCACGTCCATGTTGGCGTTCCAGGCGCGGGGATCGATCTCCACGAACTGGTCGCGCAGGCGAATGATGCGGGGCTTGTCCTGATGGGTCACTATCAGAAACAGGATGCCCTTGAACAGCTTCTTCATACCCTCGGCCATCATCCGCGCCGTGAGTTCGATTCGGCCCTGGGACGCGCTGATGGTGGCGTTGACTGCTGCCTTGGTGCTGGACTGCAAGGCGTCGGCGTTCAGGCCCATCGCGGCCTTGCTCATGCCGGTGCGGTCTTCCTTGATCTGGTCGATGTAGTCCAGCATGGGGAAAGCTGCCTGCCCGACAAATGGGCTGGAGAACGGCTGCACCATGCCAGGGGCACGCATACGAATCACGGCTCCGGTCTCATTGTTCAGCACGTCGTCCATGTTGACCTGGCCCTCGACCACCGCGGTGCGGGGGTGGATTGACTGCGCCAATGAGTCCAACGTATTGCGCAGAATTTCGGACTTGATCTCCTGGATGTCGTGCGTGATGTCGAAAATGGACATCGCCTCGATGGGGCTGGTGTGTGGCTCGGGGTCGCAGGGGAAGTCCACGAACGGGATGTAGGATGCCGGTAGGTTGCGCACGACCTTGTATCCGGAACCCATGCAGCAGATTTTCCGCAGCTCGGGGATTCCATCACCGTCGTAGTCAATGCGTTCATATGCCTCGATGTACAGGACGCGACGCTGCATGGGGTTTGCACTGTCTGTCTGCCCGATGGCAGTTGCCAGCGGCTGGCGTGCTAGGTACTCTTCGTTATCGTCAAGATCGGAGGCGGTGACGTTGTCCAGTACCTCATCCTCGTCGTAGCCCATCGCAATCAGTTCGGCGACTGTCGCCATCTTGCGGTGCGCGATCAGGCTGCAATCGTCAAAGGACCGCGCACGTCGGTCAATCAGCAACTCCTCGGGAGGCACTGCCATGATCTTGATGCGCCCGTCCTTGGTGACACGCTTGATCTGCACGTCATGCAACATAGGAGTCGGTGGCACTACCATCTGACCCGTCATCGGGTCCAGCATTGGTTGCATCGGAGGCGCGTCGGGGTCAGGGTAGGAGACCACAATCTTGACCTCGGCCTCTTCCTGCATCAGCACTTGCAGGGTCTGGTCATCCAGGCCGCTGAAGTCGGTGATTTCCACCTTTTCGGTGTCCTCCCACCAGAATTTTGCAATGCCGCACTTCCTGACCAGCGAGTCCTTGAAGATGGCGTAGGTGGTCATAAACCCGTTGTTGTCACGGTTAAAGACGAAATTCGCGTAGTCGGTGGCCTGCTTGGCGTGTTCCACGTCTGCCGGTGTCTCTGGGACGTACTCGACGGTGTTCTCGCTAGAGAAAAACACCCGCATCAGGCTTGGCATCATGGCCGAGACGGTGTCGCGCACCTCCATCGCAACCACCTGGGAGCACCCATCTTCCTCGTTTCCAAACGGGTCGCCGCGGTAGTAGGCTGTGCCCATCGCTCGGATAGGAGATATATCGGAATCGATATAACTGACTGCGTCGGTCAGGTCCTGCCCGATGATGGCCTCCAGTTCGGTGGCGTCCATCGGTTCTTGTGCCGCCACGTCGGTGGTCACTGGCATATCGTTCATGTTCATACGGGTATCTTTCGTAGTACGACGTACATGGAGTCCACCGCCCGAGGCGTGCGCAACAACTCGTCTTCTTCCAATTCTAGGGTTTTCCCATACTCTGAGAGACGAAAATCCAGATGCGTCATCTCAAAGCGGTAATCCTTCCAGCCCAAATACCAGTGCCAGGCGCAGTAGTAGACCCAGGAGTTCTCATTAAATGCTCGGACGTGGGTCGGATCCTGCCACGCGCCGAGGCTCAATTCGTAGGGCACGACAATGTGCATCTCACCGCCTTCGGCCAACAGGTCGCGGCAGTTGGTCATCGCCTGGACCAGGTTCGGGATGTGTTCCAAAACGTCAAAGGCAATGATTCGCTCAAAGCCGCCGCGCTTGATGGTTACAAATCTATTCTTCCAGCGCACGATGCCGTTGATGTGGATGTCTGAAATGTCCATCACCCAATCGGCTCCTACGTCTGGCCGAATGTCAGCGTTGATGCAGTCATCTCTCCGGTCTTTGCCGGAGCCAAGGTTAAGAGTTAAACCACTGTTGGACATACTTGGGTCGGTGTTTCATTAGCCATGGCAGCGCCTGGTTGGTCAGCATCTCGGCGTTTACGCCCACAGTCTGGCTCCCGACGTGGTGGACGTAGGACGCGCTCACAAAATTCTCGTACCCGAGAGCCTCCAGGTCGCTGCACTGCACGTCGTCAGAAAACCAATTTAGGGGTGGAAATGGGCATTTCGCAAAGGCATCTGCACAAATCCAGGCAAATATGGGCGAGATCACATCAGCGCGTCGAATCTTAGACTCTGACGTGAACCGGCACATATCGATGGCCTCGCCCTCTGGATTCCAGCGGATGTTCTGCACAGCACGCGCAGAGTCGCAACGTGCAGCCACCCACCCAGGGTTCAGCGTCAGGTCGCTGATGATGTCCACATCATCCAGCAGTACGCGGTAGCTGGTAGGTGTCAAAACAATATCGTCGTTCGCCACCACAACAGAGTCAAAGTCTTGCAGGACTCGGTTCACGATGTCGTTGTAGTCCTCGCCAAAATTTCTCGGTGTCCCGACCATCTTCACGTCAACATCGAATCGATCCAGGACAGACGCCGGACCACGCAGATAAACCGGAATCTCTGGGCAGTACTCGCGGATAGACGCCAGCATCACCGCCAGGTTCTTGCCGTGGACGGTGCTGATGGCGATGGGGCTTATCACTTCGACTTGTTCCTCGCGGAGATGGCCTTCGCCTTGGCCTTGGCGTCTGCCTTGGATGACGCGCCCCAAGCGTTCAGACTCAGTAGCAGTCGGGTCGGCTTCCCGTCCTTCATCTCAGGGCCAGGCATATTCCCCATCCGCGCCAGGAATGACGCCCGACGCGGGTTGTCGCCTGACTTCACCGGAGGCTTCAGGTTCATTCCCTCTGCTTTCGCGCTGGCGCGTCCCTTGGCATTCAGTCCGCCAGTAGGACTCTTGCCCTCCTTGCGTGTCCAGGCCGCTGTCACTTCTTCACCGGCTTGGCTGTCTTGGCCGCCTTGCGGAAGTCGGCTGCGCTGGGCGCTGCCTTTGTGCCAGGCTTGTTCATCTTCTCGCCAGAGCCAGCCTTGATGCGCTTCTGCTTGGCGTGGATGTTGGCGTAGAGACCTGGTTTCATTCGCCCTCTCCCTCTAGTTCCGTGTCCACAGACTCTTCACCGTCTCCACGGCCATCGTTAGGGCCGCCCGTAACCCAAGCATCGCACGTTCGAGTAGCCGCGCACTTGAAGTCAAAAATCTCGCAATAGCCGAGGTCAGCGAGTCGTATAGTTCCCCAAGGGTCTGCTTCATTCCCAATTCCTTTCGCAATGCACTGCTTGATTGAGTCCTGCACGTTGAATGCCGCACAGTTACCGCATACGCTCTTCTTCGCGTCTTCCACGCTCACGTCCCAGGTGTCAGCCTTCTTCTTCCAGTAGGCCGTATTCGGCAGCGCGGGATTCTCAGGGCCATAGGCGGCAGTGGTAATCGCCTTCGCCCGATTCTTCAGATTCAGCACCACGTCCTGGGTAGGCATAGGACACTTCGCCACGTCCTTGGCTGGCGTCATCATCTGATTCATCGCAGCCTGGTACTTTGCAGGAACGTCGCGTGTAGCCATTACATCTTCCCCTTCGGTTTGGACTTGCCAGCCTCGGACAACGCGATAGCAATCGCCTGCTTGGGATTCTTCACGACGCGCTTGGTCATGCCCGAGTGCAATTTCCCAGACTTGTACTCGCCCATCACCTTCGCAATCTTCTTCGCGGCCTTGTCAATCTTCATAGATCACCCCTTTGGTTGGATGCGCAATTATGCTACGCGAGGCAGATTCCTGCGCAGTGGCTTGTTCCAGGACACTTTAGCCCCGCCAAACGCTCCGATCACCGCGTCACTTGCAAACGTAAGGCAAAAGGCGTCTGCCCTATCAGGACTCGGGAAACCGCGCTTCCTGATCTCGTCCTTGCCCTCAATCTGAATCTTCCCCGAACTGGTGAACGAATATCGCACGATAGCCAACTCGGACACCAGCGCCTCATCCTTTGGCATCTTGCAGTCCCGACCCTCCAGCCAGGCTTTGGCTTTGTGCCATAACTCGGCCTTCAGATTCCGATACGTCGCTCCCATCGCGGGTGACTCGGAGACATTGATGCCGCGACAGGGGAGATTCAGTTCCCGCAGCCGGTCAACCACTCCCGCGCCCAAGCCGATGCTGTCCACCAGAATCTCTGTAGGTCGCTCGGATGGCGGTAGGGACTCGTACTCGGAGACCACCGCGCCTGTTAGCTGCATCAGGTCCAAGTTCTTCCATGTCTTGATTGGCTCGGTCACGGCGTTCCCCTTGCGCTTGCAGAGTGCCGACCTGTCACTGCCAAACCGCGCAACGTCCAGACCCCAGACCATTGGCGCTGACTCGCTGGGCTGGACATCTCGCTGCTGCGCCATCTCCAGTAGCTCCATCGGGATGACAGTATCGTCATCTGAGCGCGGGAACTCTCCCAATACCCTGATCCGGTAGGCGTTGGACTCTTCCCCGTAACGCGCTTTCATCTCCTCCAGGTACGCCTGGCTTACCCGTGGCGAGTCGGCGCAGGACACCTTCATCGTCACCCAGTCATCCTTCAGCCTGTTGTGGGTGTCGTAGAAGAAACCCGTGGAGCGCACCGGATTACCCAGCAGCAGGGTGACCGCCTTGTGACCCGACATCGAGCCTGCGGCGGCTTCAAACACCGCCTCGGGGATACCAGATGCCTCGTCGGCCACCAGCATCACGTTGTCGCTGTGGACGCCTTGGAGTGCTTCGGGTTGCTCTGCTCGGCTGGTCCTGGCCGAGATGAACGCCTCGTTGGGCGCTTCCTTGACCTCGACCCTGTCCTGCTTCACGTCCAACTGATCTTGCAGCATCGGCGGCAACTGCTTAACCCACCGCTTCAGTTCCGCGAACAGCGCGTCGTAAAGTTGGCTTGACGTTGGCGCTGTAACGACAATCTTGACAGGGAAGCGCAGGAACAGATACCACAGCATCGCCCAGGCGCTGGCCGTTGACTTGCCCACGCCGTGGCCGGAGCGTACGCTAATGCGTCGGTTTCCTGCCGCGATGTGATTCAGGAACTCTACTTGCCAAGTATCCGGTTCGGTGTTCAGCACCTCTTTCACGAACAGCACGGGGTCGTTCCGGTAGCGTAGGGCGAACTCGATAAACGGGTTCTCGGGATTCTCAAAATTTTTTTTGGAAGACATAGGGCGTTAGGCGTGGGGTGGGAGGGGGGTCAGTGGGATCGTGGATTCGTGGGTTCGGTAGGTGTTTGGGTGCAGCCACAACCGCCCCGCCGCCAGCGCCCCACGGGGGGGGGTCGGAGCGGCCCGTGGCCAGGGCGCGGCCTGTTGATAACTCGGCACTGGCTGCGCTCCCTCTGACGCTGGGATATGGTGCGCGTAACCTGTTGATTTGATTGAGTATTCCGCTGCGCGTCTGCATTTAGTTCGGGCAGACTACTTAACACAGTGTCCATTATGTGAAGTAAAACACCCTCGTTATGCGTGTTTCTGCTTAATACTTGAGCAAAGTTGCTCATTCTGTGGACAACTTTGGCATCCGGTCTGTGGATAACTGCTCAACTACCTCGACGTGGCGCAGAGCCTCCATCCGCAATCCTTGGATGCTGATGTTCACCGCCTGCGCCTTTTCAGTGCCATAAGTCTTGCGATCCCAGCGTTCCGCCAGCCACTGGCGCGTCCGGATGCGCTGCACGTCGCGCTGCGCGTTGTCGATGTCCATGCCGTCAGCGATGGCGAGTGTCTCGCAAGCGAGATGCGAGGCAGCTTCCACCCGCGCGCGCGTAATTATAGGTTCGTAGTCGTTATCCGCTATCCACGTCTCAAGCGCACGCCGTCCGATGCCCAGGCCGCGGCATATGTCTGCCTTGCTACGCCCATCCTCAAACATCGAAAGGATTAACTCGTCGTCGATGTCCTCCAGCAGCGCTAGGTCTGCTCTCACCTTCGGATTCCCTGGCATTACGCGACCCTCCAAGCGTTTTTTGTAGTCTCAAGCACCCTACGCACCACCGCATCCCACAAATCACTTCCTGCGCTCATTCTTATCCCTTTCTGCTGCCTTCGTATCAAACATCTTCCCGCCCTTGAACGGCTTGCTGATGTCAATGTCGTTCTCCATGTCCTCAAACCCGCTGGAGCCTTGCGCCTCAACGGGAACCATCGTCGAACCAGGTAATGCTGCCTTGATCTCCCTCACCTGTTTCAGAGTCGGACCGTTCATCACCACCTCGAGTTCCGCGAGTGTCCAAACCGATCTCGGGTTTGGCTCCTTGCGGAACTGCTCGTACCAGGTCGCCATCTGTTTATTCCTGACGATGACCATCAGGCTTCCGTCACCCATCCGGTACTCCATGCAATCGATTTTAGGCATCTGCTCTATGTCTGCCTCAGTCGCCCACCTGGTGAGCGCCTTGTAGGCCGCGATCATCCCCCTGATGGCCTTTTCTAGCCGTTCCTCGTCCCTCGCCCTGCTGGCCTCCCAGATGCGCTCCCGCTGCGCGTTGAACTTCCTGCGGAACTCTGCATCCACCAGGTCAATCACTCGGTCTATTCCCCATACCCTCTCATGCTCCATCTTCTCCGTCTCCATCTCGACCATTAGCGAATGCTCAAAGACCTTGAAAAGGTCCGACGGGAAAACGTCCCTATCCGTAAGTTTCTTCGTTGCCATCTCTAAACCTTTCCATAGCCGACTTCCAACATAGCCAACTTCCAAAATTCCGAGATAGCCGACTAGCCGACTTCATATTGCATTAAGCAATATTATGAAAGTCGGCTATCCGACTACCTATTTCTGGCCGACTTGCACATAGCCAGCTTGCCATGTTTTTACAAGTCGGCTATGTTTTTCAAACAATATTACATAGCCAGCTTGCCATGTTTTCATAGCCAACTTCACAAGTCGGCTATCAGAATGAGGCCACAAACGGCTCATCTTTATCCTTGTCGGGGTAGATCACCCAGACGTATTCCGCCACATCCGTCTTGTGGTATCCCACCAATTCCTTGGCGAACATCGACTTCTTGCCCTTGTAAAAGTCCGTGTTAATGCTCTGGCTGTCACCCTTCAGCTTAACGAACTCCTCCTTCCACTCGGCAATAGACACTGTCTTGTGGCGCTCGTTCCCAACGTTTGTCATGTGCCCATTCTTTTCCAGTGCCTTGTGGATAGCGTTCAGGGCGACCTGCTGGTTTTCCTGCAGCTTGCGTGGTTTGTCTTGTCTTTGCACTGCATCGGCCTGCGCCTGCTGCTGCATCGCCTCGTCACTTGCCCTCACGGCCAAGCTAATCTGCGCGTCGCTGATGCCTAGTGCGCTTCCCTTAATCTCCACCTTGACCATCTCAAAGCCTATCTTCAGCCCGTCCTGGCCGTCCTTCTGCTTACTAATGGTCAGGATTCCACTGCCAGCTATCGGGCTGGACGGGTTTGGTTGCGCGTCAATCTTCAGCAGCTCGAGTTGAGTGTCCACGGCTCCGAGGAGAGAACTATGTCCCCGCAATCCCTTGGTGGCGTCTTTGCCACTGTGATGCAGCACCATCATGGCGCATCCCAGCATCCGCTGAATACGTCCCGCGTTGTGGATAAACGCTCCCATGTCCTCACTGTTGTTCTCGTTGCCACCGCCAAACGCTCTAGCTAAGGTGTCAATCTGCACCAGCTCAAACTGCACGCCCGTCCTGTCCATCAGGTCCTTGATCGAGGCCACCAGCAGTTCGAAATCCTCGGCGCTCGATCTCATGTTGATGGCCGCCCTGATGACGTAGATTTCAGCACCAGCTTGCGTGGCGTTGTGCATTTTGCAGGCTTTGATGCGTGCGCCGATGCCGCCGAATCCCTCCCCGCAGATATATAGCACCGCACCTGCCGACTGCACCTCCCTCCCCATCCACGTCCTGCCCGTCGCCACCGCCTCGGCAATGTCCAAGGCCACGAATGACTTGTAACTGCCTGGCGGCCCGTATAGGGCGGCGAATGCCTTTTTAGGTAGAACATCCTGAATCAGCCACTCTACCGGCTCATCCTCAATCGAGTCCCACGGCTCGATGTTGAGAAGCTGGCGCGGGATTAGGATGGGTAATTCTTCCTCGGGTAGCGCCTGCACTTCCTCAACCGTTTCCCGTGGAACAATCCATTCGGGTGTCTGCACCTGGTTGATGTCGGTGATGACGGGCAGCGCCTTGGCTAGTTCTGCCAACTTGGCCCTGTCCCCTCCATCCTGCACCCACTCGTAGGCATCGTCACCTAACTCTGGCAGATTGAAGTCTAGGACGCGCACCGCCTTAGCTACAGGTAGCAACGCCTCCACCACCCGCTTGGCGTACTTCCAGCCTGGCGCATCGCAGTCCGGAACCACTATCACTACCGCGCCGACAAAGTATTGGGTAATGTCCTCCGGCCAGTGCCCAGCACCGGCGTGTGACGTTGTGGCAATGGCTCCTATGCTGACCAAGGCATCCGCTGCCTTCTCACCCTCAACCAGGTAGATGGCGCGTCCAGCTTCCTTGGCGTTCAGCAATTCAGGCAGCCGGTATGGCACTATCCGCGCACCTGTCATGCTGCCCTTGCGGTTGCCAGCGGCATCCACCTTGTGCAGCGAGTACGTCTTACCCTTCTCGGTGTTGGTCTTGAACCGGCGCTTGACGAACAGCGTCTCGCCTTGCTCATCCTTGTACTCCCACTCCTGCTCCAGCGTTGGCATAGTCATCAATTCACCTTTAATGAGCGCGAGACTGTACTCCTGGCGCTGAAGTGCTGGCAATAGGTTGCGCTCCCTGACAGCATCGAATACAGAGTTCTGGTCGCAGCCACCGTGGCAGTGGAACAGGTACTTGCCATTGTCTTCCTTGATGGATAGCGACGGGTTCTTATCCCCGTTACCTCGGCCATGCCCAGGAACAGGGCAGCTTGCAAGCCAGTTCCCGTTCACCTTTTTGGCGTTGCCAAGGGCCTTGGCTATTTCTTCTGTTGAGTCTTGCATATCGCATCCACCTCTTGAATTCTTTTGCCAATCCATGCCATCACCGGGACGGCCATTGAGTTGCCTAGCGCCTTGTAGCGTGGCCCGTCAGGAGTTGCTTTGCCCTTGGGCTGGATGTCGGTGTATTTGTCAGGGAACCCTTGCAGGCGCTCACACTCAAAAGGAGTCAGGCGGCGTACTGCCATTGCTTGCGCGACACCATGCTGATCTGCGCTGGTAAGACATGGCGAAATGTCATACATTGGCTCCGTGGCGTTGCCGCCGTTCTCAGGCTTGCGTCCAATCCAATTGCCAGGGATGCCGTAAGAGATTGGTTGCGCCACCGCATGGCTATGTCCCTTGGTCAATGTGTAGCTAGGTGCGCCGGGTACAAAGTCACGCATGCTGTGCTTATCGCCCCTGCCAATATGGTTCATGGAGTCAATGGGGATGACTTGCGCCACAAATAATCCGCACTCATTACCAAATGGCCCGCCGCTACCTTTAGCCCACTTGCTTGTCACGGTGTCGGAAGTGTTTGGGTCTGAGCCGCCGTAGACAGGGCTTGCGCTAGTGCTGGCGGTAACTTCTTGCCCCTTTTCTCGGCTCGGCGCAGGATGCCCTTGCAGGCTGTGGCGCTCAAAAAGAACCGCTGCGGCAGGTCGCCAGTCTCCAAGGTATCCGACAACGAACACACGGCGGCGTCGCTGGGCCACTCCGAAGTATTGAGCGTCAAGCACCCTGTATGCGAACCCATACCCGAGTTCTGCCAACCCTCCGAGGAAGGAACCAAAGTCCCGTCCTCCAGCGGAGGACAGAACGCCGGGGACGTTTTCCCAGACCAGCCAGTTGGGGCGGTATCGTTTAGCAATGGCAAGATAGGTAAGCATGAGGTTGCCACGCGGGTCATCCAATCCTTTTCTGAGTCCTGCGACTGAGAATGACTGGCATGGTGTTCCTCCAACGAAAACATCGACATCTGCATCAGGCCACTCCTTAAATTTGGTCATGTCGCCCAAGTTGGGCACGGTTGGGTAATGGTGCTGCAACACCTTGCAAGGGAACGGCTCAATCTCCGAATAAGCCACCGATTCCCAGCCCAATGGATGCCAGGCGACACTTGCCGCCTCAATCCCACTGCAAACTGATAGAAATTTCATACTTGTACTTTTTAGAGGAAAAAAAAGCCGGTGGAGATCAACCCACCGGCCACCAGACTACTGGTTAGAAAAACTCTTCGTCGTCCATCACGGGAGCAGGCGCTGGCTTGGCAGCCTTGCGTACAGGCGCTGGCTCCGGCTCAAACTCGTCAGCGCCGTCCGCGTTCATCCCAGCGGGACGCGCCACCCATGACACCAGCTTGAAGTTCGGCACTCGCGTGTTGCCCTTGCCTACCTTCTCGGCTGTCGAGTTAACGTATTCGATGACCGGCAGCTTTCCACCAAAGTCACCAGCAGCCTTGTCGCACTCGTTGTAAATCTTCTCGAAGCCCTTGCATGGCCCGTAGGCGTTGGCGCTCCAATCCACCAGGCCGAGTTCCTTCGAGTACAGAGTCACGACAAACCCACGCTTGTATCCCTCACCAGGCGACTGGCTCTTAGCGCCCAGCACCTCATCCGGCTGCCAGTCGCGTACACCAGTACCAATCATCAGCCAGCCTGTCTGCACCGAGTCCAAGTCCATCACCACTTTCTTGAGTTGGATTTCCTCGCCATCGCGGTTAGTCCAAGCATTAGCTTGTGGTGCAAAGCGGATGTAAGAGTTACCCGATCCATTGTTGTTTGAAAGATTCAGCATTTTCAGTTTCCTAAGTTGCGTGCGTTAGCACAATGTTAGATGTCGGAGGATTCCGTCATCTTTGCCAGAGTCAGTCCACTTGAGACCTTCTCTGTCAAATCGTCGAGCAGATGCCTGTCATCTTTGCTCAGTAATTTCTCAGCTTGCGCTGGCGTGATTGGCTCGCTTTTGTATAGCTTAGAAGTCTCAATCGGCAAGTCGCTGATGTCAATGTCTGCCTTCCACTTGCGGATGGCACGTTTCGGAACCAGGTTCCAGCCTGGCACTGCAGCTCCGTCCTCCAGACGCTTGGTCGCCACCTTCTTCAGTTCCTCATAGAAAGCCTCCACAAGCTCACCCTGCTCAAGCCAGGTAGCAATCTCGCTCTCGCTGAGTTCCTTGGTAGGCGCTAGTGGCAACTCGTAAGCCTTCTCGCGCAGGGCTGGGCAGTGTAACTTGGCAGGGCAATACTTGCAGGCGTCCTTGCTAGGTGTCGGGTAGGCATTCATGGTCGCAATCTCGTTGACCGCGGTCATGAGTTCGCTATCGCGCCACTCGTGCAGTTCTGCCAGCGTCATCTGGTGAGTTCGGTTAGCGCCTATCTGTGGCTGGACAATCGTTAAGCGAATCGTCTTGAAGTCTCCAAGTGCCTTCATCATCGCCAAAGCGTAAATCTTGAGTTGCGCAGAGTCGGCGTCAACGTAGTTGCGGCCCGTCTTCAGGTCCACGATCTCGATAATGGAGTCCTTGACGCTGTAGCCGACAACGTCGCACGTCCCAGATAGTGACACTTGCATGGTGTTAAGCACCGTCCCGTGTTGCTCCACCAGCACCCGTCCTAGCTCAGTCTCCAGGCGCTTGATGGTGTCCAGGTGCAACTGCGCGAACTCGGCGTTCTGCTCGGTGATGCGGATACCCTCCACCAGCTTGTCAATGTAGTTCTTCGGGTCGTCCTCTGTCTGCCAGCACATCTCAGCCAGCGCGTGGATGGAAGTGCCTATCTGCGCAGCCTCACCACTAGGCGAGTCAGGGATGCCAACTGACAGGTGGACACTTGCGGGGCACGCCATCCAGCGTGACGCTGCACTCGGCCTTAGTTTGATCCGTTCCATTTTTCTCTCTCTCTTTCATGCTCGTTTGAAATGATTGCGTAGGCTTGTTTGCGTACTTCGTTGGTGACTGCGTGACCAAGGTCATCAGGGTCCAGCAGGCGCTTGAGCAGGACAGTCTTTTCTTTTGAGGATTCGCGCTCCTTCTCCAACTGGGTTCCCAGGTAGATGATGTGCTCGCGCATGGTGCGTAGTTGGTCAAGCATGGCGAGTGATGTACCAGTAAGCGATCAGGGCAGCATCTGCGCGGCCATCGTCCTTCGCACGCTTGAACAGTTCGGCGCGTGTAGGGAACAATTCCATCGCACGCATACGGCTGGCATCCTTCCCCGCAGCGCGGCCTACAGCCTTCGTCCAAGTGGCAGGGGTGACGTAAGTGCTTGGCATCCGCAAAGCGGCTACAACGCCCTCTATGATGCCTGCTGACCGCCCAAAGTTGAACATACTGCTGACACCCTGACCTGGCATCGCGCCAACCTTCTCCACCACAACGTGCGCGGTTGGATACAGTTCCAAGATGTCGCGTAAGGTAACGGCGCTAATGTGGCGCTTCTTTGTCTTACCTGAGTCCACTTCCAGCGTAGGCATATCCACTACGCTGTGCAATACGTTATCTTTAAATATGGCAATTGCGCCACTGATGCCTGGGTCAATCCCAATGGTGTAACTCACTGCTTACGCTCCTTCTGTAGCATCAGGAGCCTAGCTTCCACCAAAGCATCGCAAGCCTCTTGCAGATTGATGACTGCGCTGTACAAGGGAATCACCTTGCCGGTGCTCCAGCGGCTCACCTGGGCCTTGTCAATGTTTGCCGCGTAGGCGACATCCGAAAGCGTAAAGCCTGACCTCTCCGCTTTCTCGCGGATGACTCGAATTGCTTGCTGTGTGGTCGTTTCCATGATTAGATTATCATCTCCTTGTTGACGCATTCTACACCAAAATGTCTAGGTGTTTTCCCTAATGCATTTCGCAACTGATGTTTGTGATGTATGTGTCATCTATTATATGATGCGACTGTCATCAACCACTAGGAGAACGTAATGAGACTCACAGACCGTCAACGCAGCCAGCTACGCGCTGCTGCCATCTTTGGAGGCGATCACGTCAGCAAAGTCGCCGCCGCCTTGCAATTAGAGAACCCCGAGGCGTTTTGGCAGGAGCGTGAACTGCACCATCGCAACTTCTGGCATGAGCCGATGTCCTACGGTTTCACCATCCCGCACCGTTCATTTGTCCATAAGTATGTGCCTGGCCGTAAGGCTGAGTACGGTCTGGAGCAGCGTCAGATCATGGCGCAGAACCATCACCTCACCATCACCCGCCAGATCGGAGTTGGAGAATGAAATCCTTAATCCTTGACGCGGCACTCTCTGCTGCAATCCTCTCCGGCCTAGCTTACGTTATTACACAATGGTGGTTCCTATGATGAATCCTTTAGAAATCGAGATTAAGAAAACCGTGTTCGCGCACCTTCCCGCCGTTGGTGACTTTGGCATCCTGTCACGCGGTGACCTGGCCACCGTCCTCCATACAGCTTGCACTGAGGCGGCACTCGCAGGCTGGGCGCGTGGCACTGAGACCGCTGAGAAACGCTTGGTGGCCGAGTTGGAGATTCTGCGCGGTGAACTGAAGTCCCTGCAAACCGAATTGGCGTATGCAAAGGCCAATTAGCCTACTCGTGCTGGCGCTGTGCGCCATGCTGTTTGTGTTTGATTCACCGGAGTACCAACAATGGATAACGATGATGATGAAATAGAGTCCTGGGCCAGCCTGGTCCTGGGACTGATAGCGTGGATATTCTTCGTAATTGGCATAGTGGCCGTAGCAGTCGCCATCTGCATGGCCTGGGGCTACTACACCTATGAGCCTGTCTGCGGTAGCGTAGTTTCACGATTTACTGAGGAGTGCAGATTGCCATGATTAACATTATTTATATACCCGTGCTATTTGTTTGTATTGGTGACCAGTGCAACTTCATGCAGGGTACTCATTACACACGTGAAATAGAGTGCCGTGCCGTGGTAGAGGCTCAGAAGAAACGTATGCAAGAGATGTCTTTAAAGGCAGGGCAGATGGTCATCTTGATCCAGGGAACCTGCATAACTGCAAAGGATGGAATGCTATGAGTGGATTCCAATCTAAACGCAAGCAGGCGCGTGACAAACAGAGAAAGCCTACCAAATGATTTGCGACACTTGCAACGCATGGACTCGCGTGCTGGAGACGCGGCACAAATACGACAACGAAGTTTACCGCCGATATGAGTGCGCCAACGGCCACCGATTTTCAACGATGGAAAGAGTGAAACTAAAAGAGGTTAAAAATGCAGATAACAGCGACATTCCAGGACGAAGAGGAGGCCATCAAGGCAATTCACTCGGAGTACGCCTGGCAGGCTCTGCGCGAGATCAATGAATTGCTGCGTCAAAATAGAAAACACGGTCTCCCTTGTGAGGATGCCGTGTTCCAAATACAGGCATCGGTAAACGATGCGCTGGCAATGATCTACCCAGATTAGGCAGCTTCCAGTTCTTCGTCGTCGTACTCTTCCTCATCGTCGCCCCAGTCAGCCTCGTCGTCTTCAACCAGCAACCATTCGCCGGTGTCTTCGTTGAGCCAGTACCAGGCGTCATATTCGCAGTCGTACCAGCAGTAGCAATCGTAGTCCTCGTCGTACTCGTACTCTTCGCCTTCTTCAAAGTAATCAAAAACCGAATCAAATTCCTCGTCGCTTTCTACTTCGACAGAGTTGTTGACAATGAATGTGAGATGAAACATAAAAACTCCTATACGTTGATGATCTGACCGCGAAACTCTACCTGTCCGTCAGCCCACTTATGAACCAACTCAGGCCACAAAATCCTACCATCTTTGAATGTCAGGACTGCAAATCCAGAACGGTGATTAACAGGATTTCCTTCCCCATAATCAAATTGCGGTCCATAAGGTTCGGCAAGTGTTCCAGTGTCTACCCCGTACCTATTGCCCGTGTAATCAGCAAATGGCGTAACTTTCAAAGAATGCAAATGCCCTGTAACAATGGATATGCCAGCGTTGACAGTATTGTTGTGCGCGGCGTGGATGCCAGATCGGAATCTGTGTTTGATAATGCATTCTTTGGTAGGCCAGACAGACCAGGCAAACTCCCAGGCTGGCAGATGATCCTGCAGCTTGAATCCATGCACTTCCTTGTACTGCGGAGCCTGGGATGCCAGCTTATTAGCAAAGCGCGAATCGTGGTTCCCCCAGGTAAACAGCAGCTTGCAATTGTGTCGTGCAGCTTTGGCCGTTTCCTCAATCTCGCCGAGATGGGCTTGAACAGCTTTCAGTTCTTCAATCACGCTTGGAGTCTTAGACCAGCCCAGCGGATCGTGCCTGCTGATAGTGGCCCCGTCAAATGCGTCACCGTTGCTGATTACGGCGTGCGGTTTCAGTTCCTTGATTGCCCACAGCAGCCCCTTGTAGGCGGTGGTGTACTCTCCAGGCCAGAAGTGCGCGTCACTGAAAACGATTATGGTCTGGTCAAGTACGCCAAGTTCAACTTTATTCAGAGAGGTCTGGATTGGCTGAAGCTGAGAGTATTTCTTTGTTCTATCGTCAAAACTAATCAATGGCTGGTTTGTGTCTTTTTCAATTCTGCGCCTACGATTAAGGACAGAGCGTTCAGAAACATCTAAGTGCTTTGCTACTAATCCAGCAGAACCATGACGGTTCCAAATATTGATAAACTCTTCTCGGGAAACTTTAGGTTGCATGATAACTCCACAAAGTTGCTCGGAATCTAACACTAATTGATGTATTAAGCATGACCCCAACCCGTCTAAAGCAGATTGAGAGCGCTCTCAGAAAGCGCCCCATGACGCGCAAGGAGTTGGCGGCCACGGTGTTCCTGTCCGAGCGTGCGGTTGAGAACAACATGAAGAAGATGCATGAGCGCGGCCAGGTCTACGTCGCAGGCTGGTCCCGCACCAAGGGGACGATTGCCAGGGTCTACGCCTGGGGGATAGGTACTGACGCTCCACGTCCTGCTGCCTACTCAGGGTATGAGCGCGTGCAGCGGGTGCGTGAGCGTGAGTCCCAGGAGGACAAGGATTTCCGGCTGGCGCGTGAGCGTGGCAAGCGCAGGAAGATCAAGGTTGATCCGCTGATGGCGGCTTTTTACTCAATCCCCAAGTAGTCCAGCAGCATACGGTTGCACATTGCTACCGATAGCGCCACCAGTGAATCCACCTAAACCAGCGGCCCGTGATCGAGCCTCACCTTGGCGGCGTAACTCCATCATAAGGTCGTTGAGACGCTGCTGCTCACGCGATAGCAGAATCTGTCCCATCTGGTTGCGTACAGGCTCCGGCGTGCTGACTCTGCTTGCCAGGTTAGCTGCCGAGGTAATCATGCCAGGCACATTGCCACTCATGACAGACTGACCGGCAGCCATAGCTGGTGCGATATCCAGGTCAGTCATACCAGCCAAGCGTGCCGCTGTCTGCGATCCACGTCCAGCAGACTCCAATCCCTTCAGTCGCGCCTCTTGCGCTACAGCAGCAGCGAACTTGCGGTAGTCGCCATCAAATACAGCTTTGAGACGTTCCTGGGTAGCTGGTTCCTTCCACATCTTCAGCAGTGACGTTTGGCCTGCCTCTGTGCCTGTCTTCTGGCGTAGGGACTGCAACGCTCCAATGCGGAATGCATCAATCTCTGATCCAGACAACGCACTCAGTTCCTGTTTGAAGTTGACAATGTCACCCGTCATAGCTTTGCGGCCCAATTCGGCGGCGTCCATCATTTGAGACGGGCCTGCCCACTTATCCAGCGCCTGCTTGTACGCTGACTTGCCGCCCAACCTAGGCGACTTCTCAACCAGAAAACTAGTCAGGTTGACGCGGATATCGTCAATGGCCTTTGCCTGATTCCCGCTGCCTGATTGCTTGGCTGTTTGTGCCGCGTCGTACAGCGACTGCTTGACAGAGTCCAGCACCGTCATGGGTACGACATCGCCTTTTTTTAGGTTGCCAAGGTTGATCTCTTGGCCTGTCTTCCTGCGGAACAAAGTCTCCGCGCCACCCTGCAAGTCCTTAGACTTTTGCAGAAGATTGAGTAGATTGTCATCAACCAGCACACTTGCGTTTTCAATGCGTTGGTAGAAAGGTTGAGACTCAGTCTTGCGCAATGTGTTGAATGCGTCCAGGCTCTGCTGGAACTGAGCGCCTTGCGTACCCATAGCCTCGTCAGCGGCAGATACCAAGCGCCCTGCACGTCCTGCCTGGCGCTCGCGGATAGCACGCTCCAGCGCCTGCTTAGTCTCACCAGGCAGAG